ACGGAACTTTTCTCCTGTAGACAGGACATGAAACGGACGAAACCATGATGGGATGCTGTTCAGCCCTACCGCCGCCAAACGTTCCTGAGCCTCTTCCGCACTATCAAAGTGCGAGGCTACAGACACGTTCTCCATCCACATAGGAAAAGCCTCTTCCCCAAAAGATTTGAGGATAGTGCTTTTACCTGATCCAGACGGGCCTACAATCAAACCAATCTGAAACTCCTCTTGCGGCGGATTGAAAGAGGGAACCTTGAACGTAGTTTCTCCATCAAAATCGTAGTCGAAGTTTTTAGAGATCGTCTCTGTTATTGCATCTGTTACGACGCGGGATACCAGTTCCATTACACGCCCCATTTCTGTTTGGCGAAGTAAGCCCAAAGCTGTTCGATAGGCTCTAGCTCGTCATGTTCCATGAAGAGTCGTGGGCCATAACCAAAGTCGGTCTTCTTGCAGAGGTCTTTGAAGTCCTTGCGGAAGATCCACCCGTTGATACGCATGACGTCGTCGTCGGACGTTCTACCAACAAGCACAGCGATATTGGCTCTGAATTTAGCCATGCTGTCGAAGATAAGTGGGCCATGCTCTTGGTTGGTGAATTTGACGTCGATAGGGGTGTCTTCGATCCAAATGTCCACGCCCCCGTCGGATAATACGTTAATCTGTGGGGGTTCCGCTCCGAATAAACGAGCAACCGCGAATTCAGCTTTATAGCCAAAAGCATTGGCCTCTTCCCTTGACTGCTTTTCATTTTCAAGACGTGGTTGAAAGTTTTGCATCTTACACAGGGCAACCGTATCGGCCCCCATAATCTCAGATGTGTGGCTGTCCTGTCTGCTAAGTTTAATCAGCATATCCAACACCATGATAAGCGAGTAGGAGGTCACAGGCATGAATAACCGACAGATCATTAGAGACGTCGTCTAGGTGGTGCTTGCCGATGGTCTGTGTATTCAAGACCCGCTCAGACGTTGTGTGCATGTTAGAACAGGCAAGTTCACGGGTAGCCCGCAGGGCCGCAATCAACAATGCGTCAGCTTCTTCACTGCACATAGGAATGATGATCTGGTCGTTTTGAATCTTAATCGACATAGCGTGATACCTCTGGCTGAATGTTGCAGATGATTGTGCCGTGCCATCCTGACAGCTTGTTCTTAGACACGGTCAGATAGCGGCTAGTATCAGGATCAGTGTCATCCACCTCACCCTGTTCATGTTTACCAATACCGATGATAAGGTCAGTCTCTGCGGCCTTACCGATCTTCGAGCCCTCCATGTCGAAGGGGCTTAGACGGGTACGACCACGCGCGTCATTAGACGCTTGGGATACGGTCAGTAGGGCGCACTGGTGGCGCTTGGCCGCCTCACGAAGAGAACGGTATAGCTCACGAAGACGCTCATGTGACGCTGAGAAGGTGCCGTTGATGTGTACCTTGTCCGCTTGGTCAATGACCACAACGTCAGGCTTCATGTGTTCGATGTACGCTTCAATCTTCTGGAGATCCCAATCTTGGATATCCTTCATTTCGATACGGTCTTCGATTGCACGGAAGCGGTTGCGGGCTGAACGAGGATCTGTAGCAATCTCTTCACGGGTCATACCGCCCCAAGACTGCATCGCACGAAGCATCGTACGACGTGTCTCTTCCTCGTTACCTAGGTATAAGACCTTCGCGCCCTGTTCGCAGAAGCCCGCAGGGCCACAACAGATTGATACAACAAAAGCGGATTTTCCTGTCTCAGGAAGAGCGAATATTACTGCAAACTCCGCAGGGCCAATGCCGTATACATGGCGGGATAGCTGAGAGATATTGAACTGCCACCTTGCGTCATCCGACGTCATGGCCAGTAGCTCTTCAATATCCTTGGTGGTAGGTTCACCGAAATCATTCGGCATCACGCCCTCACGGACGTTGCCTAATAGCTTGTCGAGGCGTTCCATAGCGTCAGGAACACCTTCAGTTAGCTCAATACCAATGTTGGCAATCTTGTGTCCGATATGACGCTTCCACATTTCCTTGAGTAGGTCTTGTGCAACGTCGTCTGACAGGGGCTGTTCCCGACTGACCTTCTCAATCAGATCATCGATTGTCTCAGTCTCAGTACGGGTAGCAACGGGATTGTTTTTAAGCCAAATGGCTTTGAGGTCATCAGAACTCAGATCATGTGCATACTTTTCGTGACCTTCTGCGACACACTTGTACAAGTCGCGTAGTTCATCTTCGAAAAGTCGTACGGTAAGGTTACTCTGATTCCTCTGGAAGAAGTCTGCCGATAGCAGACATTTTAATAGTTTGGTGTCCATGCTAGTGCTCTGCTCATAGGGTTTTGTGTCATGTAACGACACGGACTGTAACACTGCTTAGTGTCACAAGCAAGCACTAGTGGCATAAAAAAAACCCTAGCTGTTGCTAGGGCTTTGTATCTTATAAGCTACATTAGCTAAGTTAGCTAATTCGTATCTTCATACGCTTGAGGTCAGGCTTTTGGTTGCCTCTACGTTCACGAACATCAACCTCGTGATAGATAACACGGGGGTTACCCCTAACCATATTACTGATCGCTTCTTGTAGTTTCTTTTGCTCCTCTGCGGCCTCTATAAAGCCGTTGGGGAATTCATAATCTATGATCGCGATGGCTCTAGCCTTCATTGATCCTCTCCTTTATCTCGTTAGGAGAAAGATATTTTAAGTCATCATCTAGGAACTTAACCCCAGTAGAAACTAGACCTGATAACCTTTCCCGTAACCTAATTGCCTTAATAGTAGCATCCTTGTCAAGGCAGATAATAATTCTATTAAACTGCATTAACTGTCGCTTTTGTTGTGGCGAGATGTTTGTACCTAGCAATGCAACTCCCGTGTATATCCCAGTTGTATATACGGAACATGCACTGGCGGCATCTTCTACTACTACGGCAGTGGGTTGGTTACCTACGGCTAGAATGCCTGTAGTGTCTCCATACGATAACCATTTAGGCTTTACGCCTGATGACAACGCACGTCCTACTGCCCCTTGATCTCCATTCATCCAGAATAGAGTTCTGTCTTTTGCAGGATCGTACGTCACTTTGATGGCGTTGTCTTCGAACGCCTTAATACAATTATTATCATCCAAGTATTCCATGACGTGCTCATGGTTATACGGATTCGAATTCACTGTAGGTAGCTGTGTCTTTATACGCTGTAGCGTATCTTCACTGTTTATACGGTGTAGCGTATGTTTTGCTTTTATAGCCTCAAGGCTGTAGCCGACTCGCTTACCGCCTTTAGCAGAACAGGATGCTTTATAGCAGTTCCATACTAGGGAACCATCTTTGCGAGATACGGTGAGAGTGTAACGTCCGCCACAGAATGGGCAATTAATACGTTTCGTTTCATTCTCTTTGCAACGTATCTGTTGCAGTAACTCATACTGTTCTTTTCTGTTAAACATACCTTCTACCCTGTATTTGAAGGTTGGTTTGTATAGCTCGGCCCCCGAAGGCGGCCTCGCATTTTTAGCACAAGAATTCTGATTCGTCAACACTAATAGTGACACTAGTGAGTGTCAGGTTATGACGCTTAACACTACCAATATGCTGTAAGTCATTGATATGTATAGATAGCGTCATAACCTGAAGGTCGTAGGTTCAAATCCTACTCCCGCAACCAAGTAACTGAATTTATTCAGTTCTACAAAAAAAGTGTAGTTTAGTTGACAAAAATGGTAACTTCGCAAGGTGTTTTTTCGTTAAGTTACCTATTAGTGGCATGTGACAGCTTCCACAGAGCACTAAGTCAGGCGCAGACGTATAGACACGCCCTCTAGTCTGTTGTCCACATAAATCACATTCCACATGGTGATCGTAGAACGGTTTGAACTCGTCCATAGCTAGGATATCATCACCGCTTATCATGGCTATTCATCTCCTCGCGTATAATAGCCCTCTGACGCTCGTCAGTGGCAAACTGTCGGATATCAGGATCTCCCATCAGAGCCGCCCAAGACACTGGGAACAGGATTCGCATAGTGTCGCTGATCTGATTGGCTACGATCTGTGACTCATATTGAGTATCTGATGCACATCGTAGTTTGCACATGGCCGCGAAGGCATCCAAAGACCCAGACCAATACCACTCTGTCATGGTGGACTGTGGGAGAACCATACGGGCTTGCTCAGGTGCTACGCCTTCTTCAATTAAAACGTAGTACATCTCTGCCGCAGAACCTGTTTCTACCTCTACCTCTTCTGCAAGTTGGCCTAAGTCAATCACTCCCTCACTGCCTTGCTTCTTATCAGCACTACGACCGCGCCAGACATCAGGCACATAGAACTCAGGTTCCTCATCTACATATCGACGACTGATCTCATTCCAGCGCAGGAACTTATGCTTCACTAACTGTCGTGCTACGAAGATAGGTGCTTTCACATGGAAGGATGCAAAGGCATGACCAAAGGGTGACAGGTGCTTGTGCTTGGCTAGGTAGCGGATCAGCTTGGTATCACGTTCTGACAGACGCATAGTTTGACTGTCATGGTAATCCCAATCACTCTCCTTACCAAAGCTAACCCGAGCCGCATTAACGACAGACAGATCAGACCCCATGTGGTCGATTAGTGTTGCCTTGATCTTACTCATAGTTTTGTCCTTTCATCTTTCTGGCCGCATCAATGGCCCGCAGTGCATTAACGATAGCCATGCTTTCAGCGTGTTTGTGATGATCTGGGCTACCCCAGTGGGCATCGGCTTCTTCTGGTGTGAAGTCTCGACACTCAGCCACAATGGAGCCATCAGATTGCAAGGTGAATGTGTAGCTGTCACTGCGGGTGATGCTAGTCGGGGTGGTAGTATAATAGCCTCGTTTTACCTGAGCATTGCCATAGACCCTAGCATTGCCATAGACCT